GGCTCGCGGGGGTTCGAATCCCTCTTCCTCCGCCATTAATAATATTAACGCGGGATGGAGCAGTTCGGTAGCTCGTCGGGCTCATAACCCGAAGGTCGGTGGTTCAAATCCGCCTCCCGCAATTTTTAAAAGGTCCCGTAGTGTAGCGGTTAACACGCCTGCCTGTCACGCAGGAGATCGTGGGTTCGAATCCCATCGGGACCGCCATTTAATTATGGTTCAGTAGCTCAGTTGGTAGAGCAATGGATTGAAGCTCCATGTGTCGGCAGTTCGACTCTGTCCTGAACCATTCTTTTTTATTTTTACTTTGGCGGTTGTGGCGAAGTGGTTAACGCATCGGATTGTGGTTCCGACACTCGTGGGTTCGATTCCCATCATCCGCCCCATAATCGTTAAAATGCGGGTGTAGTTTAATGGCAAAACCTCAGCCTTCCAAGCTGATGTTGTGGGTTCGATTCCCATCACCCGCTCCATTATAATTATTCCACAGTAGCTCAGTGGTAGAGCTATCGGCTGTTAACCGATCGGTCGTAGGTTCGAGTCCTACCTGTGGAGCCATGGCCCCGTGGTCAAGCGGTTAAGACACCGCCCTTTCACGGCGGTAACACGGGTTCGAGTCCCGTCGGGGTCATACAAACAGAAGTGAATTATCGCTTCTGTTTTTTTATATGGAGAGTTGTCCGAGTTGGCCGAAGGAGCACGCCTGGAAAGTGTGTAGGCGCCACAAGCGTCTCGAGGGTTCGAATCCCTCACTCTCCGTTAATTACATAATTCAAGCTTTTCTGAGACACCGTAATCCTTGATATAATAGGATTTCGGTGTTTTTGTTTTACGTAGACTTTTATAAAACATGTCATTCACATGTCAAAATGACGTAAAAAAATAATAGTACCGTGTCAAAATTAAGGTTTCGTTGACATGAAATCTTTGTATCACATGTGGCGCAAGGCTTCTAGCGTCTTTGTTTCTTCTTGCTTTTGACTTTCTTCTAATAAATGACTATATGTCGATAGGGTAGTTGTTATATCTGCATGCCCTAATCTTTTTGAAATATAATATATTGATATGCCTTCGTGAATCAACATTGAACAGTGTGTATGACGTATGGAATGCAAAGTATAATTACCTATTCTATTATTTAAGCAGAAACGTTGTAGCACTTTAGAAACTGCATTATGTGTAATTAACGATGCGCCAGTTCTGAATATATCTCCATCTAAATTAATAGGGAAGTGGTTTAATACTTGTCTAACATGTTTGATGTCTTCACGTGATATTTTAATCACACGATCTGATGTAACATTTTTAGTACCTCTAATATGAACAGTTTCATTTTCTATATCAAAATCTTTATATCGCATTTTCTGAATTTCGCTAAATCTAGCACCAGTTACAATGGCTAAATATATGAAAAGGTAGGATAGTTGGTTTTGACTTTGTGCATATTCTTTTAACTTATAAAAGTATTCTAGTTGCATAAACTTATCTTCCTCTGGTTGCTCTTTAACTGCACCTTTAATATTAACTTTGTAAGTAGGGTCTTTATAAATAATGCCCTCATGTAATGCATCTTGAATAGCGGAACGTAAACAATAATTTAGTTTCCTTACTGATTCAGTAGTTCTTGTACTAGCGTATGAATTAATTAATTCTTGGTATTTTGTCTTAGTTAAATCTTTTAATGATAAATTGCCAAAGTGTTCTTCAAAAACATTTTTAGCATTATAGTATGTCTGTACTGATTTTTGTGTTAAATAAGGTTCCTTGTGAACTTCTATCCACGAATTAAAGTATTTCACAAACGGTGCTTTGTCATCTTGGGCAAATCCTTTATTAGCTTTTTCGAAAGCGTCATTCATTGCTATAGTTGCGTCTATTTTCTTCGTAAAGCCTGATTTTCTATAACGTTTACCGTTTAACACGAAATCGTAGCGCCATTTATTTCCTTGTTTCTTGACTGTCATTGTCATTCCTCCTAAAAAAGATAAAAATATATAGGGCATAGTTAAATGCCCTTGAATTTATTCATCTAAATCCATTAAACCTGCACCAGGTACTGCACTTGGTCCAGCTGCTGCTTGCGCTTGTTTTCCTTTTTTATATTCTTCATATGCTGCACTTTGTTCTTCTTGTGTCCAACCTGGAGAAACTACATGTTCGCCGTTCATATTAGTGTTTTGTTCTTCGTTAGGATTGAGATTGGCGGGATTTTCTTCTGTTGGTCCACTAGTGAAACCGTCTTGTTCATTGACTGCATTAGTTTGCTCTTGTGATTGAATGGGATGTTGTGTAGTCTGCTGTTCTTGAGTATTTACTTGTTCTTGTGACTGTACAGGTTGTTCTGTAGTTTTATCTTGTGAAGCTACTTCTTCATTAGATTTATCATCTGATTTATCTTTATCTTCATTTGATTCTTTATGATCATTAGACTTCTTATTGTCTTTTTCACTTTCTTTATCAGACGCTTTAGTTTCCTTCTTATCTTCCGACTTACTTTCTTCTTGTCCACATGCTGCTAAAACTAAAAAACTAGCTAGTAATAAAAAAGAAAACTTTTTCACCATACATTCTCCTCAATAATAAATTTAAAAAACATATAAGGCAAAGTTGAATAATCGTTTTAATTATTTTTCTTCACCTAACATGTCGTAAAATTGTTGTGGTATTTCATCTTGGTTTCTTGTTTTAGCCACATCATTGTTATTGATGTAAGCGTGAAATACTATACCATCTGCAACATCATATAATGATTCTGGATTTTTAGGCCAATTTTTGTAGTTTATTTCGTTTATCGATTCATTTGAAACATAAACAATTGCAGCTACCATTTTAGTTTCATTACCTTTTTTATCTTCAAATTTCATAATATCTTTAAAGATTGCACCTTGTTCAATATTTTGGTGATCTTCTTTCAGTTTATTGCTCATTTCCATTGAGAAATGCTTTACAGATGAATTTTCACTGAGTGGCATCCCAGCGTCTCTCTCATAAACGTCATATCCATCTTGTTTTAAATGTGTGATGTCTTCATCTTTTTTATCTTGAGATTTTCCATTTGATTCTTTTTCTTTATTATTATCATTTGTATTAGTTTTGTTTTTTGTGTTCTCTTTGCTTGTTGTTTCTTTTTTAGATACTTCTGATTCTGTATTTTCGGAATCAGTAAAAATGCTCCCAATGCCACCGATAAGTAATAATATTATAATCCCACTCCAAATTTTGTGTTTCTTAATCCAATTAAAGATTTTATTGCCTTCATTGTTGGATGGTTCAAATTTTTGCGGGTTAAACTCATGGATGATTTTTCTTTTTTCTTCCACTGATTTTTTCTTGTACTCTCGTTTTTCTTCTTTCGATAGAGTTTTTAAATAATCTCCTTCTACCATAGTTTCCTTAAAGGTAAGGGTGTCTTGCTTTGCCATTATACATTCTCCTTAATAATAAAATTAATCTATATTAATCAACCTAGATTTGAGTAGACGTATATAACTATACGTATCAAGGATGAGTTAATCTATTTTTTTAATATGCAAAGGTTCAAATTGAATATAATACCCATCATATTTTACATAATTTCCAAATTGTTTTTTATAATCTTCTATAGCTTCATAGAAATAAGATCTATCAATTTGCATAGTTAAACACATTGCATATAAATCTCCCCAAGTTCCATCCTTATAACATTTAATTAGTTTTTCTAATGGTATAACTAATTTGAAACCAAAGCGTCTCGCTTTTAATTCTTGTCTAGCAGCATTAATGTTATCTTCTTTTGAATAGGCACCTAAAATATTTCCATACGATGTTTCATGATGTCCTAATTCTTCAGCCAACACACCATTCTGAACATAATGATCATAATCATCATTTAAAATCACTAACCCATTAGGCAAGTAACTATTTCTTTTATAATAACCCTTGATTTTCTCCACAGGAAATTGTGTTTCAACCACATTTAGATTTTCATAGTTGCTTAATAATTCTTCTCTAGTTTGCAATGCAATCAACCCCTAAAACACTTACTTTTTGTATTTTTTCATAAACTCTCTAATTTCTTTAATTTCTTCTTCAGTTAGGTCGTCATCAGAATGAGCAGCTTCTACTTCTTCGAATTCTGTACCTAAATTAAATAAATAATCAACAGTGACACCGATACCTTTAGATACAGCAATCACATTCTCGATTTTCGCTCCTTCGAAGTTTCTTTCCAACATAGAACGTAAAGTTGTGTAGCTAACGCCGATTTCTTTTGCAAATGATCGTGTATTATAGCCCATTTCTTTGATTTTTTCTTCTACAAATTCGCTTCTATTATTCATGGTAAGTCCTCCGTTGTTTGTACGACATTTCGTATTTGATAGATTCAGTATACATGCATTTAAATAGGAAGTAAAGTAGTTTTTTACGAAAAATCGTATTTTTTTAAATAAAATGGTTGCATATGTACGATTAATCGTATATAGTATTACTTGTAGATACGAAGTGTCGTATATAGATACAAAACATCGTATTTTTGGAGGTGATCGTATTGTATCCAAAACTTTTAACAGCGATGAAAAAACACAACATCACAGATAAAGATATAGCTAGGGTTTTGAACATCCCTTATACAACAGTAAGAGATAGAACGAAAGGGAAATATTCATTTACTTTTGAACAAGCTATTCTCATTAATAAAAAGTTATTCCCTGGCTATATTTCAGAAGAATTATTCGAACCTAAAGAATAAACAAAGTTCAGCACTCACATAGAGCATTTATGAGCGAGAGTAGGCGATGATATGAGCCACACCATAATACATATAAGGTCATTGCCAAGACTGAATGTTGTATGTGGGTGCTGAAAGAAAAGGAGGAAAACAAATGCAAGGATTACAAAACAAACCGAACATATCACAAATGTTCAATATTCAAGAGAAAGAAAATGGCGAAATTGCAATCAGTGGTCGTGAATTACATGAAGCACTAGAAATTAAAACAAGGTATAACGATTGGTTTGAAAGGATGCAAAGTTACGGATATCAAGAAAATGTTGACTTTGTAGCTATTACTCAAAAAAGAGTAACAGCTCAAGGGAATGTCACTACTTATATCGACCACGCACTAACAATAGATACTGCAAAAGAAATTGCAATGATCCAACGTAACGAGATTGGTCGAGCTGTTAGACAGCATTTCATAAGAATTGAAGATGCTTGGAATAGTCCAGAAATGATAGTTGAGCGAGCATTACAAATTCAAACTAATAAAGTAGAAAAGTTAGAAGCGCAAGTTGAAGAAAATAAACCTAAAGTTTTATTTGCAGATTCTGTCATCGGTAGTCAAAGTTCAATTTTAATAGGCGAGTTAGCAAAACTCCTTAAGCAAAATGGAGTGAATATAGGACAAAACAGATTGTTCGAATGGATGAGAGAGAATGGTTATCTCATAAAACAAAAAGGTGAGAACTACAATTTACCAACACAACGCAGTGCAGACTTAGAAATTATGGATATTAAGAAACGTACTATTAACAATCCTGACGGTTCAAGCCAAATCACTAGAACAACAAAAATCACTGGAAAAGGTCAACAATACTTCATCAATAAATTTTTATCAGAGTAGGAGGAAACGGAATGTTTAAAAGAAAAAAACATAAAAAAGATTGTGAATTTGAATTAGAAACTAACATTGAAGATTTCCTCAAGAAAGCAAAAGAAATTGAGTCTCTAACAGATCAATTAGAAAATGCGACTCTTAATTACAAAACTATAAAGAATGAAATAAAAAGTAAAACTAAGTTAATTGATAACAAAATTAAAGAATTCAATTCTTTAAAATTCAAATATAAAATCACAAAAAAATAAGAGTGGTGCTGTAACACCAACTCTTAAAGATAAGTTACTTTTTGATTTTAATTTCTGTTTTACATTTAGGACATTTGTCTTTGCGTTTTTTTGTATCTACTTTGAACTTCTTGCCGCAATTAGGACAATGCATTTCAATATAACGAGTTGCTTTTTCAAAGTCTTTATTGAATTGCTTTTCATCAAAATCGAATGATACACCTGACTTTTTACTCATAATAACACCTCCTTCCCATAGGAGATAAAAGAATTATACCACGTAGCACAATTTAAAGGAGGATTAAGTATGAACTTAAAACAAGCATTAAAAATAACACTCCTAATCGTCATCTTGGCCGAAGAGATTAAGAGTGTTGGGAGAAATAGTGTCCCTAAAATTTTGAAGAATGATTCTTCATCAAGAAATGTTAATCTTCTTCATCTACTTTAGAGTCCATTTCTTTGAAACGGTTTTGTGCATAGTTTACAGATCTCATATATTCAGAAAAATAAAGCTCTTGTCGATTATCTAAATATTTTTCATATTCGTCATCGCTTTCGAACTCGTCTCTTTTCTTAACATGTGGAAGCGTCTGTATATATGCGCAAGCAAAATCAAACGACTGATTATAAACTCGTTCACTCATTTACTCTCACCACCTTTACACACAGATAAATAAATTATATCAGAAAGGAGTGGTTAAGATGACACAACTTACAGTAACAATTCCAGAAGAGTACGTGTTAATTACTCGAGAAGAATATAACGAATTACAAGAAAAAGAAAAGCCAGTTTGGTGGTCGATGCAAGATTTGATAAACGAAACAGGATTTAAGCGTAACTGGTTGGTTGAAAACATACTGTATAACCCTAAGTACATTAAACAACTAAAACAATTTGTTTATTATCCAGATGGTGGCAAGTGGGCTTTCAACAGAGAACCCATGCAATGTTTCTTAAAAGATAACTTTGAAGACATATTTAATTAAGGAGGTGATTATATGAATGGTATTTTATCAGTTTTAACATCAATCTTTGTAATGTCACTTTCATTCATATTTACAAATGATTTCATTTATTTAACAGTTATATACTTCTCAACATTCTTTATAACGTACTGTTGGTTTTGGCCAGAGTTTTTCAAGGCAATAAAAAAGACCGCTAAGCGCAGCAACGCTTAACAGTCAAAGAGATTTATTAATTAAATGTATTTTAAATATACACGGAATAGAGGTGTTTCGTCAAATGGCAGAAGAATACGAAACAAAAGAAGTAGCCTATCTAATCAAAGAGCAAGATGGAAAACGTAGATATTTAACAAATAAACCTAATCATCCAGAAGACGCAACTTACAACATTCAGCGTAGAAATGCTAGGCGTTTAACAGGATTAGAAGAAATAAACATTCAATGGGATGAACATCTTATTGAAACAGAAACTACAGTGACAAAAAAATATTATAAAACATTCAGTATAGATGAATTACGGGAGGTACAAGATGACTGAACAAACATTATTTAACCAACTTAACTCAATGAACGTAAACGATCATGTAGATAAGAAACAAGGTTTATCTTACCTAGCTTGGTCATATGCACATCAAGAGTTGATGAAGATTGACCCGAACTATGAAATGAAGATTCATGAATATCCACATCCCGATGTGACAAACGAACAATATTTCGTTCCTTACCTGGCAAGTCCAGAAGGTTATAGCGTGACGGTATCAATCACATTAAAAGGATTAACTAAGACTGAAACATTACCAGTATTAGATTTTAAAAATAAAGCAGTACCATTCAAACAAGCAGATATGTTCCAAATTAACAAAACTTATAAACGTGCTTTCGTTAAAGCAGCAGCATTACATGGTATCGGATTGTATTTATATCACGGAGAAGAAGCGCCAGAAGCTAACGAATCAGACATTACGGAACTAAAAGATAAAATAAATCAATTTGTATCTATATCACAAGAAAACGGTAGAGACGCTACATTAGATAAAACTATGCGTTGGTTAGGTATACAAGCGATTAACAAAGTATCACAAAAAGAAATTGCAAATGCACATTCGAAATTAGATGCAGGACTAAAACAATTAGACAAGGAGAATGAATGATGAATCAATTTAATGGAGTAGGTAACTTAGTGGCAGATCCAGAATTAAAAGGACAAAACAACAATGTAGTTAATTTTAGAGTAGCGATACAACGTGATTTTAAGAATAAACAAACAGGTGAATATGATTCCGACTTTTTAACTTGTGTAGCATTTGGTAAAACGGCAGAAATTATCGCTAATAACTTTAGCAAAGGACAAAAGATAGGTATTACTGGTGCTGTACAAACAGGAAGTTATGAGAATAAAGAAGGAAATCGAGTTTTCACTACTGATATCGCAGTTAACAAAGTGACTTTTATAGAGCGCAAACAACAAACTAATCAATCAAAGCAACCTAATCAAGATACATCTAGAGTTGCTAAACAAGATAATCCTTTTGATAACGGTGCAGACATTTCTAACGATTCTCTCCCATTCTGATTGGACTGATTTAAGTGGCTAATATCAAATCATACATCCAACAAGATGACGGCACAATAACTGCTGTCATCGAGGGTGTAACTTTAGAAAATAAAGACTTCTTACTGTTGGATAACGGACTAGAAGTAGAGTGTGATGTAATCATTAGTGATCCATATAAGATAACAGATAAACAACGTAGAAAGGTTTTCGCAATGGTACGAGATATATTCAATCATTACGGACAGCCAATGGATTATTTAAGGTATATGTTCCAAAAACAATTAGAGTTTATCAAAGGTTATAAACCTATATCATTGAGCAATTGCAGTAGACGACAAGCAGGTGAATTAATCGAGTTAATCCTTGATTTTATATTTACTAACAACGTACCAATGAACAAGGATACTAGCGACCTTATGAGCAACGATAAGTATTTCCTATATAAATCTACCATTAATAGAACTTGCGTCATATGTGGCTCTCCAAATAGCGATTTAGCACATTATCAAGCAGTAGGTAGAGGGAGAAATAGAAACAAGATAAATCATTACGGAAACAAAGTGTTAGCACTATGTAGAAAACATCACAACCAACAACACGACATGGGAATGAGTAGTTTTAATAAACTACACCATTTAGAAAATGCTTGGGTGGATGTAAATGACAAATTAAATAGCATGTTACGAGGTGAGAAACAATGATAGCAAGACCTCTTAATTATAAAGACAGAATCGGCATTGCATATAGGATTATGCAAATTAGAACACAAAGAAATTTTGATCAAACCGAGTTCGCAGAAATTATGGGAGTTACAAGAGTAACAGTAAATCGATGGGAAAACAGAGTTTTAATACCACACATGAAGAAAATCAAATTAATGGCATTCATATTCAAGTTAAAACCTGAATGGATTTTGTACGGAGAAGGTGAAAAACATGGCAACATTTAGAGTTTATAAAGAGAGTGGGAACTTTGTTACGGTTCATAAGAATTTTATACATGATCCTAATATAAGCTGGAAAGCTAAAGGAATATTGCTTTATTTACTAAGCCGACCAGATGACTGGCAAGTATATGAGAAAGAATTAGAAAAACACAGTCTTGATGGTAGAGATAGTTTGAAGAACGGAATCAAAGAATTAGAAGCAACTGGTTATATTGTTAGAACACGTAAACGTGATGACAAAGGACGTTTAAGAGAATATGAATACTCTGTTTATGAACAACCTAACCAGAACGGATTATCCAACGTAGGTTTATCCAACGTAGGAAAAACCAACACAGGATTATCCAACGTAGGAAAACACGTCCCTACTAATAATGACTTTACCAATAATGATTTAACTAATAATAACAATACTAATAATGACGGTAGTAGTGAACAGCCATCGCCATTTGATTTCTATCAAGAAAATGGATTTGGAATGTTAAAACCATTTGTAGCAGAACAAATTAATTATTGGATAGATGATTTCAAAGATAATGGTAATCAAATTGTTAATGAAGCTATGAAAGAAGCAGTTAACAATAACGTTACAAATTGGAATTACGTGAACACGATACTAAAAGCTTGGTACAACGATGGTGTTAAAAGCTTAGAAGATATAAATGCGAGAAATAACAAACGTTCAAACAAAAATAAAGTGTTATCAGGGCAAGACCAACTAGAAAGAATGAAAAATGACCCTAGTTATTGGGATTAGGAGTGATTAAATGAAACGCATGTTAAGCCCTAGAATAACAGAAACTCTTAAACAATATGAAGCTAATGACGTAGAGAAAGGACTTTATTGTGAAAAGTGTGGTAACCGATATGATCTACACACATTTAGTAGTGGCTACGAATATCGTGATGGTTGTGAGTGTAGCATGATTGCAGCAGGCAAAGAAGCAGAGAAAAAACGTAAGCAGAAAGCAATCAATAATATATTTAATCAATCTAATGTTAACTACTCATTACAAGAAGTCACAGTGAACAATTATCAACCACAGAACCAATCACAAACAGATGCTAAACAAACTGCTATAGAGTACGTTAAAACATTTTCTATAGATAAACCTAAGTCATTAATCATGCAAGGCTCATATGGAACAGGTAAATCACATCTAGCGTATGCAATTGCTAAAGCAGTTAAAGCACAAGGATATTCCGTAGCATTTATGCACATACCAATGTTAATGGATCGTATCAAAGCTACTTACAATAAAAATGCAGTTGAAACTACAGACGAGTTAGTCAAATTACTTAGCAGCATAGACTTGCTTGTATTAGACGATATAGGTGTTGAGAACACAGAACATACATTAAACAAACTATTTAGCATAGTTGATAACAGAGTAGGTAAAAACAACATTTTCACTACGAACTTTAGTGATAAAGAGTTAAATCAAAACATGAATTGGCAACGTATCAATTCACGTATGAAACATAATTCACGCCAAGTAAGAGTGCTTGGTGATGATTACAGGGAGAGAGACGCATGGTAAAAACAATTCAATATGTAAAAGATTTTCTAGAGAATCCTAATATAAGTGATATTTACGCACAGAAGTTTATTGATGGTTCGCATGGAGACGATTCAATGTTAGACGAACTTTTATTTGCAGAGAAAGCTAAGCGTAATACTACAGCGGCTGTTCGTGAGGTGGATTAAATGGGATTGAGTCAGAGATACACTTTAAAGGATAAAAATTCAAAAGTTATAGCGACAGTTATTCCACTAGATAGAAACAGAAATAGCGTAGCTGGATTGAAAAAGTCGTTAGGAATTGATGAAGATATCGTAACTGACGAAAGATTAGATGAAATCAAGCGTATATATAACCTGAATGACAAAGAACAAACAAGCATATTTGATTATCTGTAGGAGTGAATAAATGAAACGTATAGAGCTAGCAGTAGATGCACCAATGGCATCGCCTAGACCAAGGTTTAGGAATGCAGGTAAATATGTTCAAACGTATATGCCTGCTAAATATACAAACCATAAGAGGATGTTAAGAAAGCAGATGCCTTACATGATGATAGACAAACCTATTAGATTAACAATCGAGTTTCATTTCCCTTTGCTTAAGTCATGGAATAAGAAGAAACATGTAGCTATGGTAGGCCAATACAAGAGAACCAAACCAGATATAGATAATCTAATTAAAACAGTATTAGACGCTGCAAATGGTCATGTTTGGCAAGATGATAATCAAATAGTAGAGATTAGAAGTTTTAAAAAGTACGCAGAAACTCCGAAAGTGATTATGGAATTAGAGTACTGGAGTGATCTAAGTGAATGATGAAACAACAATTACACTAAAAATCAAAGTAGAAGTGGAACAAGAGGTAACTGTGCCTGTGAAAGCTAACTATGATTTAGAAAGCATCAAGGAACGTGAAGCAGATAAAGCATATGACAAGTATGTAAATAACCCAGAACGATTAGGTTTTGAAGATATTAAATTCAAGGACGTATCAGACGTACAAGTTAAAGATTATTAGGAGGACGAACAACATGGCATTACAACGTGTGAAAGATAAACATGGAGAAGTATGTTTTGTACTTGATATTGGAATCAAACAACATTTAATACCAGTGGAAGATTATAAATTGGCAAAAGAATTAGGAATGGATCGTAAGACAATAAGAAAACACATTGTTAACGGACCAATTAGTTTTAAGAAGTATGTTGAGAGATATCAACGAGAAAAAGAAGGTATTAGACGTTTAGCTATAGAAGACAGAGAACGTGAAGAACGCAGACTAGCAAGAATAGAAGCTAAACAACGTAAGGAACAGGAACGCCTGCAGATGATTGAGGATGCGAAGTGTAGAAGTAAATGGTTCGAGCATTTAGCAGAGAACGACATTTTCCCAAAGGTGGTTAGGTAGATGAAGATTAGAGATTTAAATCTAGATGATTACGTCATTGTGTATGACATAGGTAAGAGTGAATACAGCGAAGGCATGACGGTTGTTGGACGTGTACATGAATTAGTATTTAAAGATGAAAGTGAAAATAGAGCAATGATTCTATCAATGGGTACTTTATATACAATCACAGACAATAACTACTTTGATTTGTGGAGTGACTATATAGAAAGTAAAACGGAGAGTGTGAGTGATAAGAGTATACCTAAAGCAGGTAAGGAATTTTATTTTGATGCCAAGGACTTGGGGCCGCATAATTTTATAAAAATTAACAACCAATCCAACGACTTACAACAACGTAAGCGATTTGAACATTTAGGTGTGAAATTTGATGAAATAACACCTAACGATATGCGTAAGTTGGTGAGTGGAACCAAAAAACAAAACGACACAGTCAACCACCCATCACATTATAACTACGGTGATATAGAAGTAATAGATTTTATTGAGCAGGTAACGAAACACTACAACCCCAACGTAGCTTATCACATTGGGAATGCTATTAAATACCTAGCACGTAGCCCTCATAAGAATGGTAAAGAAGATATGGAAAAAGCTAGATGGTATATCGAGCGTGCCTTTGAGAATTGGGAGTGATGTGGATGATACAAAAATATGAATACGTAATATATAAAGGTGATGAAATTATATGTGGAGGCACTAGAAAAGAATGTGCAGAAAAATTAGAGGTTAGTGAAGAATTAATTTCTGTTATGGCTACTAATTCACATAAAAAACGCATCCAAGACAAAGCGTTGTACGCAGAGAAAGTAAGTATTGCAGAAATAGAGAAAGAATTAGCGCTATGATCCTATCAAACACAATCGACATTCGTTACAAATATAAAACTGGTGGGATGAACACCAAAGAAATGGCACAGTTATTAAAGTATTACGGATTACGTGGATTCTTAAAGTCGGTAAATACTAACAGCTTTATCGTAGCAGTGTTGCCAGAGGATAAAGCACATAACAGGAAAGTAATGGAGGGGTTAAGAGGATGAAAATAAAAACTAAGAAACAACTAAACTTACCACAGTTGATTGAGTGGGCTTGGGAGATCAATGTGAAAGGTGAATTTTTTCCGATAGACCAAAACGAAGAATCAGGAATATACTTCGCTACTAATAATGATTTCATGATGAAGAACGCAGATTTTATTAGATATAACAACACTTTCACAATCGAAGTCGAGGAAGAAATTACGGAAGATACAGAATTTAAAGAGTTAATTTGTTTAGATGTGGATGACGATTACTTTAGTTACGAAGATGTGTGCGTTTCAGATTTCGATGAAGATAGAGTACGAGCTATTTATATACCAAACAAAGACTTAACAATGACTTTAATCTGGCGTGACGGAAAGATGGTGGAGTAGATGATACCAAAGTTTAGAGCATGGGATAAGGACGAGAAGTATTTTATAACAGAGGCAACAATTGTATTAGATAAAGACGGAAGTGTTGAAGAAATTGAATATTATCATACGAAATTAGGACATTCAGTTTATAACGACATAAGTTATTACGAACTCCTCCAATCCACAGGGCTTAAAGACAAGAACGGTGTGGAGATATTTGAGGGGGGTATAGTCTCTTGTTTTAAAGAAGGTTTATCAGTAGTTGAGTATCATCACGGGGGTTTCGGATTAGTGTGTAACGGATACTTTGAAAGTTTTATAAATGCGTTCGGGGAAGTTGAAGTGTTAGGCAACAAATACGAGCATCCATATTTACTAAAGGAGTGATGGCGAGTGAGTACTTTAAAAGAAATTTGTAAAGAGCAAACAGAAATGATAGATGAGATGCGCCAAAACATCAGAGAGTTGACTAAAGAAAGCAAACAATACAAAGCAGAACGCGACACACTAATCGATGATATAGCAGTGTTGAAAGCAAATATTAGTAGGTTGGAACGGGAGAATGTGAAACACCTGAAGTTACTCAAAGACTTTAGCAAATTCATTAACTATAAGTTATACGTTAGTCCTTCTAACGATACTTATAAACACTATAGACGTGAGTTAGATAAATTGGGGGCTAAGTAGATGGTAGAAGAAATTGAACTAACAGTAACCAAACCATTAACTGAATTGCAACTTACAAAGGATAGCAGTATACAAACCATACCACTTACAAATGAAACATACATTAAACAATTGGAGGACAAATAATATGGATTATAAAAAGAGCTTTACAGACGCAACTAAAGCAACGATGAAGAATGGTGGCAAAGATATAGCAACTAAGGTTGTGCCAGTAATTTTAGCTGGTGTAGGAAGTATTATCGTGGGAATTATTAATCAAGAGAAATAAGGAGAATGGATAATGACTAACACGCTACAAATCAAACTATTAAGCGACAACGCAACTAAACCTAAACGAGCAGACGATGAATCAGCAGGTTATGACATATACGCAGCAGAAACAGTAATACTTGAAACACAACAGAAAGCATTAGTCGCTACTGATCTAGCAGTGAATATACCTAAAGGTTATGTAGGATTACTTACAAGCAGAAGTGGTGTGAGTAGTAAGACACATCTTGTAGTTGAGACAGGCAAGATTGACGCAGGGTTTCAAGGTCACATGAAGATTAATGTTAAGAATGACTATATAAGTTTAGAACAATATGACGGTGCAATAATGGATGTTGAAGATGGTGGATTAATTTACCCAGTTTACGGTATTGATGAAGAAACTAAATATCATTCGGGAGATATAGACACACCAGTGTACAAAATTCAAAAAGGCGACCGACTAGCGCAGTTAGTTATCGTACCGATATGGACACCAGAGTTAGAAACAGTGGAGGAATTTGAAAGTGAAACATCAAGAGGAACAAACGGGTTCGGTTCAAGTGGAACAAGATAAAGATATATTACAAAAAGTTAAGGAAGTGTTGAGGAAATGATACAACATAAAATAACTTACTTTGACCCAACATTAAAATTATACATGGAATTGAGAATTAGAAGATTTATCAAACAATTATTCCTATGGATAAAAAGCGTGATAAAGAAGTTACTTAATAAGGAGTGAGTAAATGAAATACTTCAAGCGATTTTGGTCTTGGTTAAAAAGTGTAGTTGAACCATATAAATGGTACTTATTTACAGCAGATGTAATTCTAATCATTTTATTGGCGGTGTTACTCATATGCAATATCTAATCCGACACATAACCGACTCAACCGGCCACACCTTCACTGAAGTCATCAAGCCACGTGAGAATGAACGCTACGAGATTGTGAGTGCAGAGAGTAAGGAAGAGGCGAAAGAAAAGGTAACCGGTGGCAAATCACGATTGTTCGATGTTAAGGAGATAGTCCTTATGTCAATACTGCCTATTTGGTTATTTGCAGGATTTATAATATTTATCTTTAAATTTTTATTATAAGAAAGGACAGTGTCGATGAGAGAAATTTGGGTTGATGTTATTGATTACGAAGGTTTGTATAAAGTTTCTAATAGCGGAAAGGTATGGAGCGTTCGAAATAAATTAATGTTAAAACAATGTTATAGAAAAGGATATTTATTAGTTACTTTGAATAAAAATGGTAATGCAAAATCTTGTAGTGTACACAGATTGGTAGCGATGCATTTTATACCATTAGTTAAAGATAAAGAGTGCGTTAATCATATAGATGAAAATAAAACTAATAACAATGTAGAAAATTTAGAATGGTGTAATCACAAAGAAAATAATCATCACGGTACAAGGAGTTTAAGGGTTAGTTACAAAATGAAAAATAGTCTAGAAGTAAAGAAAGGTAGAGAAATCGCTTCTAAGAAACTTTCCATTGCAATTATTGGGATTAATATTAAGGACGATAGTAAGTTAAAGTTTAAATCTATGATTGAAGCAAAAAAACATGGATTTAGTTGCGGGTGCATTAGTAATTGTGTGAACAAAAAGCAACGGAGACATAAAGGTTATGAGTGGTTTAAGCAAAGTGAATTCAAGGAGGACGACCAATGAGAATACTCAAAACACTAATAATTATTACCCTATACGAACTAAGTAAATACGTTACGAATGAAATAATCACACGCAGACAAGCAAATGATAATATAGATCAGCCGAAAGATTATGAGGAGTAGATAATATGGAATTTAAGAAAGTACAACTATATTACATCAACCCGTTATATTCACTCTATATTTTTCTACGTACAAGAGTGGTTGTGTCTAATATATGGTATGGCATAAGAAATGTTTTAGAAAAGATGCCTATTAAACATAGAAACCAATTATTAAATGAGGAGGAGAAGTAATGTTCTGGATTATAGCAACTATTCTTCTAGGGGTAATCGCAATCGTTTCACTTATATATAACGCAGTCAAAGATTCTAAGATAGATGCGCTGGAATATGAGGTGGCATACTTATTAGATATTATATTCAATGATCATGGCGATGTTGTATTGAGGTTGAAAGAAAACGAATTAACGGATGAAGATATCAGAGAGATAAAAGATGCATGGGATAAACGTATTAAATAACTGGAGGTATTACATGAAACTTGGCAGAGCTGATTTACCTAAGTTAGAAGAATATTGGATTAACTACAATGATTTAAAAGGGCAATTAGCATATAGAAGATATGAACTGTTATACCAACCACAAGATACTAATATAGGTGGTGGCAAATCAAACATTGTTAGTAGTCCAGTAGAGAATGAAGTTATCAAGCTACATAAAGATAACAAGTATCGTAATTTACAAGCAACGTTGCAAGCAGTAGAAGATGTTTATAATAGAGCTACTGATGAACAGAAGGCTGTTATTGAATATAGATACTGGGAGAAGGACTTGGCTATATATGAATGGCCAGATATAGCACATGAGTTAACTAAGCGTAGAGCAGATGACAAGATTATAAGTAGGGATGCAGTATTAAGAATGCGTAATAAGATTATGAGAGATACAGCTGAACGAATTGGTTGGATTAACTTTGAATAGACCGCACTCCTAATAGTGTGGAAGTGCGCAGTGTCAACAGGCTATTATGATAACATAGGGTATTTCAGTTAAGGCGTTATAAATAAAGATACTATATTATATTTAGGCACACCTATTCCGCAGGTGTGTCTTTTTGTATGCAACTATTTAATCGACCCACCTAATAAGGACACATATATTAGGACACTACTTATTAAGGTGAGGGAGTTAAGGTGTCACATACTTGAATACCCTTTAATAATGATATGCACAGTAATGACATTGTGTGTAGTTATATAGACAACATTCATTTGATTATATTAAAAGGTTTAATCAGTTTAAGAGATTGATGTAAACATTGAATAATAAAAAGTAATTAATGATTGTTGTTTAACAATTGAATATCTAAAGAAATGTTTTATTGATCATAAAGTTTATTAGATTAATTTGCATTTGATTAATGAAACAATTTCTAAACTCAAAGATAAAATGATTTCAAATTGATTTCGTTTTATCTTTTCTTATTTCTAAAAGTAAATTACAAATTGAAATTCAATTAAAGAAAATAAAATTATAAATATAAAATTCAAATGAAAGAAGTTGATTCATTTGTTTGTTCAACCAAAGGTTCGACTTGGTAATAAGTCATATACTCAAACCGAGTTGCAAGACTATAGGAAAGCCAATACACAAAGGTATAACCAACAGGTTAGACATGACTCACGTAATAAGGAGTATACAACGTTCTACAACAGTACACAGTGGCGTAAGTTACGTATACAAGTGCTTACACGTGATAATTACTTATGTCAACACTGTTTAGCTCAAGGTGTAGTGAATGACAAAGATTTAATTGTCCATCACAAGATTGAATTGAAACGGGATTGGTCGAAAAGACTGGATATGGAAAATTTAGAGGTGGTATGTATTTCATGCCATAACAAAATTCACGAGAAATAATTTCGTGATAATTTTTGAAAAATAAATTTGAAAATATTTTTGGGGCGAAGTAAAACCCCCGTCACTTCTGAGACGAGCGAACAACGAGCCGACCTTTTTTGCGACCAAATTCCCAAAATGAAAACTTTCACAAAGTCATATATTGTCAGGAGGTGCTGGAATGGCAGGAAGAAAGCCTAAATTAAACGCTGTTAAGCAAGGCCATAGAACAAAAGAAGAATTGGAACAAGCTGAATTAAAAGAAAATGGACTTAAACAGTTCAAGAAAATAAATGTTGATTCGATTCCAGAAGGATTGACTGAAAATGCTGCTAAAGAATGGTTAAGGGTTGTACCTTTACTTAAACAATTAGATATAGCCGAATTAGATTACTCACTTATCAAGAAGTATTGCGAAGTGTTAGATCAAAACGACACGCTGTATCGTGCAATAAGTCAGAAAGATGGTATTGAAGGTATGGTTGACCCAGAAACTAATCGTAAAACTGGCGCTTTCATGGCATATATGGAGTCGTTGAAAGAGTTACGGTCTATTTGTGGTCAATTAGGAATGACTATTGACTCTCGTATGAGAATAGTTGTACCTACTGAAAGTGAAGTTAAGCAATCTGTGTATGATGAGTTTGGTGTTGATGACGATGACTAGCGTAAATATACCTAAAGCATATGAAGAATTGTTGAATATACCTAATGAATACAGGGACGATGCCTACAAATATTGCGTTATGGTACTGTCTGGAACATATATAACGTGCAAAGATACTAGATTAGCTTGTATTCGTCATTTAAAGGACATACAACAGTCAATTAATGATGATAGTTGGAATTATACCTACAAGCCTAAACGTGCTAAAAAGGTTATTAAATTCGTTGAAGCGCTACCCGATACTAAAGGTAATATCAATAAACTTGGATTGTTTCAAAAATTCATTATTGCTAGTGTACGTGGTTGGTTTACTAAAGATAATGACATGTTGAGATTTAAAAAAGCTTTTATCTCTATGTCTAGGAAACAAGGTAAATCAATTTTAGTTTCTGGACTAGTTTTATATGCTTTCTTATTTGATAGAGAGCCTAAAGAAGGCAGACAGATGTTCACTGCTGCTAATGATAAGTCACAAGCAAGTATTGTCTTTAACATGGTATCTAAACAACTTATGTATTTTATTTCTAAAGTACCAGAATTAAAAAAAGACGTTAAGAAAGTAAGAGAATTACTTACACATACTAAAGACGGTTCATACATTAGACCATTGTCACGTGATACTGGTGCAGTTGATGGTTTCGAACCATTCTTAGCAGTAATAGATGAATACCATGCAGCAAAGACCAATGAAATGTTGGAACTTATCCAATCAGGACAAGGTAACTTACTGCAATCATTAATATTCATCATATCTACAGCTGGTTTTGATCTAAACGCACCAATGTACACAGATGAATGGCCGTATGCGAAAGATATTTTATCAGAAGTATATACAGATGATGAATACTTTGCAGTCATATTCGAACAAGATTCAGAAGATGAGTGGCAAGACAGTACAATGTGGGCGAAATCTAATCCGCTTATAAATGAAACAGATGAACTTAAAGAACAGATTGATGATTTCCTTGAAAAGCGTGTTGCAGAAGCTACTAAGAAAGGTTCTATGTTTAGAGTTTTAGTGAAAAACTTTAACTATTGGATGCAAGCAAGTGCAGAGTCTTACTTAGATTTCAATGATTGGAAAAAGAATGAAACCGAATTCGATATAAACAATTCAAAAGTATATATCGGGCTTGATTTATCACGTGCAGATGATTTAACTGCAGTTTCCTTTATACATTTGGATGAAGAAAACAAACAGTATTATATTACGTCACATTCGTTTGTAGGCACAAAGGGTGGGTTACAAGGCAAGATTGAGCGTGACCTTATAGACTATAGGCAATTATCAGAAGAAGGCTATTGCACTATTACAAACCTATCCAGTGGCATTATAAACACTAACCAAGTATTAGATTACATTGAAACATATGTAAATAGGTACAACCTAGATGTACAAGCTATTTGTTATGACCCGTATTCAATACATGGAGTGTTAGCAGAAATAGAACGTAGAGAATGGTTCTATGATTTGTATGAAATCAGACAAGGTCCACAGACACTTTCAAATCCTAACTTAGATTTTAGATTGAATGTGATAAATGGCGATGTTAAACATCATAAAAACCCTTTACTTGATACAGCAGTTAAAAATGCAATCGCTAAAAATGTTAATGATTCAATAATGATTGAAAAGAAAATGAACAGACATAAGATTGACCCTCTTATGGCTACAATATTCGCTTATGTAATTGCAAGCGAACATGAATGGGATACTGAAACATTTATGCCGATGTTCTTATAGGAGGAAAAATTATGATTAACGCAATAAACTATAAAAATTTAGAATACTGTTTCGTCCAAACTAAAGAAGATGTTTGTTTATTCTCTCCTGTATTTAACAGAAAAAGTGGGAAAACTACTAATTTAATTAAACTGGCTAAAAAATATAACGCTATATACATTGGAAGTAATGCTGAAATATGTAAATTAGCACAAAAAATTGAACCTTCGATTAGAGCACTTTCTTCAAGACAAGCATTAAATCGTGATGGTCTTTATGAAATAGATACTGTTTTCGTTATTGATGACGTAGAGGAAAGAGAAATAAATAATCTTAAAAAGATGTTTCCTTATATAAGAATGTTCGGTTTAGTCAAATGGGAGAAATCACCTAATTGGATGACGTTGAGTTTTACAGAATCGCTATTAGATGACAAAGATAGTGATTTACAAAATAAAAATAAGGGATTCTTTAAAGAATATTTTGAAGAAAGTATGGCATCCGGCAGGGGATTAGAAATAATTTGCGGACGTTAATAAATTAAAAATGTTCTTATAGGAGGTGTGGCTATGAGCAAAATTCTTTATGCGTTATTAATACTTTTATTATTTATCGTAGGTATAGCAGGCGTATTTTACGGATTATATATTTTTTGGAAACCGTTAGCGTATATCGTTGGTGGTTTTATTTTTATTGGTATGGCAGGAATAATAAACCAAGCATATGATAATACCTCGAATGGTAAAGGAGGTGAAAATTAATGCCATTACTAGATTTAGGGTTTAGCAGTAAAGAAGAAAGAATGAGTAAAGATCTAGAACGTTTATTGTACTTTCAAGAACATGGTACACATGCAAGCTACACAGGGATAAACGCTTTAAAGAATAGCGATGTATTCACTGCGACACGAATTATATCTGCAGACATTGCTAGTACTAAGTTAAAAGTTAAAGGTCACGAAACTAATACAGTGATGAATCAAATATTAAATCTGTTTAATAATAATCCGCACTCTGATTTACCAGGTTGGCACTTCAAATTCATCATCATCGCAAACATGTTACTCAATGGACAATCATTCGTTGAAATCATAAGAGATAAAAACGATTTCCCTACAGGCTTTAATTTCTTACATAACGACTTAGTAGGAATTGAAGAAAAAGACGGAGAAATTATTTACAACGTTAGTGAAGATTATGAAGGAAATGCAGTTAAGGTAACTAGCGAAGATATATTGCACTTTAGATATATCACGTTAGATGGTTATGTGGGTTACAGTCCGTTGTATGCATTGGCACATGAAATAGGTATATCACAAGGGTCAAAAGGTTTCTTGCGTAACTTCTTTGATAACGGTGGTACTTCAACATCAGTGTTGCAATACAAGAAGGGTCAAATAAACTCGGAACAATTAAGAGATTTGAAAAAGAATTTTTCTGAAAGTCAGTTAAAAAACAATGGCGGTTTAGTTGCTATTGATGACACGATGGACTTTAAACGATTACAAATACCTGTCGAAGTTTTGAACTTCTTAAACAGTTATAAGTTTAGTACTTCACAAGTTGCTAAAGCGTTTGGATTGCCAGTATCTAAATTAGGTATTGAAACTGTTAATACTTCAATAACGCAAGCCAATCTTGAATATTTACAAAGTACATTAGACCCAATATTCAAAATGATGATTGCCGAACTTGAAACTAAAATATTTAAATTCGTTGATTCTGGGTACGAATTAGAGTTTGATTCTTCTCGATTAATTGATATTGACCCCGAACTACAATTGCAACGTATCACAGAGTTACATGGTAAAGGGATTATATCTACAGATGAAGCACGTAGTGTATTCGGTTATCAACCTATTGATCATGGTGACGAGCCACTTGTGGACCTTAACAGAGCGCCATTATCAACACTGAAAAACTATCAGGCTTCTAAAATAGATAAAGAAGTTGAAAAGAACACCCTTAAAGGGGGTGATGATTATGACTAACAGTAACGTTGACACTACACAAGACATGGTTATTGAAGGATACGCTTTAATATTTAATTCTTTGAGTAACGATGTAGGTGGATTTAAAGAACGGGTGTTACCACATGCACTAGATGATGTAGATATTAGTGACGTTAAATGCTTAATAAACCACGAAGACAGATATGTTATAGGTAGAACAAAAGCAGAAACACTAGAACTAACGCTTGATAGTAAAGGTTTGAAGTTCAAGTGTAAGTTGCCTAATACTTCGTATGCTAAAGATATATACGAAAACATAGACGTTGGTAATGTTAACGAATGTAGTTTCCATGCATGGTTTCCAAAAGATAACAACGGTAAAGATACAGGGTATTTTTGGACGGTTGAACAAGGAGAATATGTTAGGAACGTAGAACAATTCGATAAGTTACTCGATGTAAGTGTGGTTACTACACCAGCATATAAAGACACTGGCGTGTTAGTTGCTCAACGTTCGCAAGATCTCACCGAAGTTAGAGAACTAGAAAAATTAAAAATAGCAATTGAACTGGAAGGCCTTCGTTTTAATACGTAAGGCTATTTTTTATACCCAAATTTAAGAAGGAGGATTATAAATGGCTAATTTAGATGACCGTAAAAAAGAATTATCAAGTTTGGTTACTAAAGCGCAAGAAGCAATTGACAAGGGCGACCTTGAAACAGCTCGTAATTTAAAAGCTGATATCGATTCGCAGAAAAAAGAGTATGAAGAACTCGAACAACTTTCACAAGAAATTGAATCATCAGCACCTAAGCAAGAAGAAGTACCACAAAAAGATGAAGGTGCAGAGGTAGTCGACAACAAATCAGAGGATAAACCAACCGATGATAAGTCAGATGAAGAAGATAAGCCGGAAACAGAGGATGACAAACCATCGTCTGATGATAAGGCAAAAGATGAACCACCAGCTATCGAGAAAGTAGAAGAACCTACAGAAGAAGAACTGGAAGAAGAAAAAGACAAAAAGAAAAAAGAAGGAGCGAAACGATCTATGGCGAAATTAAATCAAAACCAAGAAACTAACGAGGAAATCTTAGGTTTCGAACAATATATGAAATCTAAAGGGGCAAAACGAGATAATGTTAAATCTGATGATGCAGGCGTAACAATTCCACATGACATTAAATATATTCCAGAAAAAGAAGTTAACACAGTACAAGACTTATCACAGTTAGTACAAAAAGAAAAAGTTTCTGGTCCTAGTGGGGAGTACCCAATTTTGAAACGTGCTAATGCTAAATTCAGTACAGTTGCAGAATTAGAAGCAAACCCAGAGTTAGCTAAACCAGAATTCAAATCAATTGAATGGAAAGTACAGACTTATCGTGGGTCTATTCCAATCTCACAAGAAGCATTAGACGATTCACTTGCTAACTTAACAGCTATTGTGTCTGAAAATATCAATGAACAAAAAATCAATACATTAAACGAAAGAATTGGAACTGTATTAAAATCATTCAACCCAACAACAGTTTCAAATGTCGATGACTTAAAATCAATAATCAATGTTAAATTAGACCCAGGATACGACCGTCAAATCATCTGTACTCAAAGTTTCTATCAAAAATTAGACACTTTGAAAGATGGTAACGGTCGTTATTTATTACAAGATAGCATTATTAATACAGCTGGTAATACTGTGTTAGGTATGAATATAACGGTTGTACGTGATGATTTACTTGGTGTTAATGGTGATGCAAAAGCATTTATTGGAGATATCAAGCGTGGCGTATTCTTCGCAGACCGTACTGACGTGTCAGTTCAATGGATTGAAAACCAAATCTACGGTAAATACTTGATGGGTGCATTCCGTTTCGATGTTAAACAAGCTGATGAAAACGCTGGTTTCTTCGTGTCATTTGAAGACGCTGCACAAGAGCCAGAAGGCGAACTAGGAGCATAAGAAAAGTAGGTGAATTCAATGTTTAAGTTAGATAGCGTTGAATCAGTTAAAAAAGCAATACGTGTAGATCATGATTTTGATGACGACTTAATTATGGAAGTTTATCTACCTGGCGCTATAAATGAAGTTAAAACAGCAGTTTCACAAAACGAGGAGGATGACCCTTTTTATAAGGACAATCCTCTTTTTAATTTAGCAGTTTTAAATATAGTTGCGCACCATAACGACAATCGTTCAATAACAACGAATGAACAAAGCTTTGAAGTTCCAGCATCATCTATGGCTCTAATACAAACGTTAAGAAGTGATTTAACTAAATGGCGTTCAGATAACTTAGAGGTGATAGCTGATGAATCTTAATCAATTAGATTTCAGAGTTTCGTTTTATGAAATCATGAGCGATGGTCCAGAAGCTGGAATGAATGAGCCAGTAGAAGTTTATAGCTGTTTCGGTGGCTTATATGAACCTACACAAAAAGATGTTCAATTAGGGAACTTAGAGCTTAGTAAAAGGTCAGTCACATTAAATATTAGAAACCCACAACCCCAATTTATACCGAATGTTAATCAAACATTTGAAATTAAAAACGGTATTTATAAAGGGTTGTTTTTTAATATAAAAAATGTGGCTCTTGCTAAGACTCCTAATTACATCAAGGTGGTTGGTGAAGAAGAATGACAATATCTGTTAAAGGTGATAAAGAAATTATCGCTTATTTGGAAAAGAAGTTTGGTAAATCTGCAACTAAACGTATAACTGATTTTGCTTTAACTAAAGGCGGTCAAAAGGTTGTACAGATTATAAAAAGAGATATGGGTTCATTTAAAGATACTGGTGAATCAGTGTCTGAAGCTTCTTTATCTAAACCAATGACTATTGGTGGCGTGCGTACAGTTAAAGTTCATTGGCGTGGTCCTAAGCAACGTTACAGAATAATTCATCTTAACGAATTTGGTCATTATGACCGTTCAGGTAAGTGGGTTAATCCTGCTGGTAAAGGCGTTATTGAACGAGCTATGCGTGAAGGTAGAGAAACTTATTTCAGAACAGTGAAAGAAGAAATCAGAAGGAGGGTGTAAGAGTGGAAGACATCATGATGAAGATATACAAAGCGATTACAGATAATCAAGAAATCATGAACAACGTTAATAAAAACGATATTAAATTTTACGATTATCCAAACGCACAAGAAATCAAGACGACATGTATTGTCATAGACCCAATAGACACGCCTAAGCCCTCTGATTTTGCAGATGACGACAATATGACATACGAATACCTATTCCAAATAGATATCTTCGTAAAACAAAATACATGCATTAATGGACGAGTCCTATCAGATAGGCTCGTTTTTTTATTGCAAAGAATTATGTGGGAACAATTGGGGTTTGGCGAAACTTCATCAATTAAACCCGAGTATATCAAGGATTTTAAATTGTACCACCAAGCAAAAAGATTTGAAGGCAAACAATATTACAAAATTTAGGAGTGTTTTAATATGGCAGAGAAAAATTACCGTTCATTTACAGGGTTAACTGAATTCTTTTACAAAGTACATGGTGAAGAAGTACAACAAGTAACTGATCCAGAACGCATTAAATATTTACAAGAAATTTCAGTGTCTAAAGACCAAGAAATTGAAAAAGCTTATGGTGATAACCAAGTAGCAGAAATGGCAGTAGCTAACGGAACTATTGAAGTAGAAGCTGGTTTCCATAAATTACCATTAGAAGATAGAGTAGCTCTATTTGGTTTAGAAAAATCAGAATCAGGCATTGTATCAGTTGGTAATGATACACCACCGTACGTAGCAGTTATGTTTGCTAAGACTATGGAAGATGGGTCACGTGAATATGTTGGCTTGCCTAAAGGCTTATTTACATTCCCAGAAGTAGAAGGAAACACTAAAGAAGATGGTGTTGAGTTCAGTTCTGACTCTACTACTGCAGAATTTATGCAAGCACCAGTAAAAGGCTTTGAAGAAGAAAAAGCTATGTTAATGGGGCATGATGCAAAAGGAACTACAGTTATGAAAGACGCTATTTGGGAAGCAGTGTTTGGACAATCTTCTGAAAGTAGTAACGAAGATACAGGTTCAACGACTCCAGAAGAAGAATTAGGCGCATAACATACAGGAGGTTTGATTATGGCTAAGAAAAGATATGAAGTCTTACACAAGTTCATTGATTTAGAAGATAAGAACAAAGTATATAATGCTGGCGATACATTTCCTAAGCCAGCAAATAAAAAAGTATCACATGATCGCATATTAGACCTTACAACAAGTGATAACAAGCGTGGCAAGGTATTAATCAAAGAAAAAGAAGAATAACAACTATCGAGGGCTTAACGCCCTCTTTTTATTTGCAAATAAAAAACAAACATATATATAAGGGAGCAATCAAACTATGGCTAAAAGAACAAAAAGAAATTTCGTAGAGTTAATTCAAGAAGTAAACGATAAAGGTGAAATCACTAAATCAAATACATTTTTAACACCACCATTCACACCTGGACCAGCTTTATTAGATTTACAAGACCGAGTTATGAAAGTGGAAAATAGCAATTTTAAATCTGAAAAAGAAGCATTGTATTACATGATTGAAATCATTGTGGACTTCTATAAAAAACAATTTACTGCAGATGAATTTTTAGAAGGTACGAACGCACCAGAAGTTAACGACAAAATCAAAGAACAAATCCAATTTATTTCTGATGGTGTTGTTAATGAAGAAAACGAAAGAAGATTAAAAGAATTACTTAAATAATAGGCGGCGTTTCTTATGAAGGTTAATAAAATCGAACTTGTAAAAGATTACGATGAAAATGGTTATATTTTAGATTCTGAAATATATGTATCCCCTTTAAATACCAAGTTAGAAATAGTGTGGGAATGCCTAGACACATTATCTAAGATTGAAAATGGTGATAGTAACTGTGATATACATACTGTCACTGATTTAGTAGTTAGAATCTACAATAATCAATTTACTAAAAAAGAACTACTAGAAGGTTTAGACGCGGTAACTAGAAACGTTGAATTAATTGAACAAATAACATTCGTTGCCTCAGGTCAAGGTTTTGAAATGAGTGGCGACACAAGTAACGCGAAAATAGGAAAAATTAATTCATGGGAAGATAGTAAAAACAATATAAAAAAATTCGTAAAAGACATGATGAAAGAAGGCAAAGACATTAATAATTTAATGGATATGCCTTTTTCTTTTTTTATGGAAATTGTTGACGAATCTAACAAGAAAAATGTTAAGAAATCAGAGTCAATGATTGATGCGTTCATGTAATACATCTCAAAAGAAGGAGGTGGAGTAATGGCAGAAAGAATAAAAGGATTACAAATTGACTTATCCATGAAAGACATGGGGGTTAGTAAAACATTAGCTGGAATAAAACGTGAGTTTAGATCATTAGATTCAAGTTTAAAATTATCTAGTAATAACTTTAAATATGGCGAAAAAAGTGCTGCATCTTATAAATCAAGAATGAACGATTTAGATGGTGCAATTAAATCTGGTACTACAAACTTAAATGAGTTAGAAAAACAATATAATGAAGTATCGCAAGCTCAAGGTTCTAATAGTGCTAAGGCTGTTAGACTTCAAACTGAATATAACAAGCAAGCAAACTCTATAAACGCAATGCGTGATGAATACGGTCGCTTAAATCAATATTACAAAGAAAACTTTTCACTAAGTGGAAGATTGGCCAACAGTTTTAGTAGTATTGGCGAAAGTATGACTGGTGTTGGACAAAAGGCGCAAGACATGGGGAGTTCACTCACAAGTAGTATAACTAAACCAGCGTTGATTGCAGGAACTGCAATGGCTGGTATTACAGCTAAATTAGGTTTTGATAGGCTTGTTGGTTTGGATAGTGCGAAAGCTAAATTGGAGGGGTTAGGATATTCAACTAAAGAAGTTGGATCTATAACAGACCAAGTAGCAAAAGCTATTCAAGGCGGTATGACTACAATGGCCGAAGGTACTGACGTTGCAGCAGGTGCGCTTGCAGCAGGAGTTAAAGAAGGTAAAGAGCTACAGAAATACATCAAATTAGTTGGTGATGCTGCAGTTGGTTCTAATAGACCAGTATCTGAAATGGCAATGATATTTAACCGTGTTCAGGGGCAAGGTAAATTAATGACAGAAGAATTGAATATGGTTGAAGAAGGTATGCCAGGATTCAGTAATGCAATGGCGAAACATTTAGGTGTGTCTTATGATGCATTTAGAAAAATGGTTACAGAAGGAGAAGTAAGTTCGAAAGACTTCCTTGCTGTAATGGATGACTTTGCTGGTGGAATGGCTGGTGCATATTCTAAGTCATGGTCAGGTATGGTTCAGAATACAAAGGCTTATATCGGTCAAATTGGTGAAAGTTTACTAGGTGGTGTATTTGAACAAGCTAAAGGATCACTGCATGAATTTGAGAGCCTACTTAAATCGCCTGGTGCACAACAATGGGCAAAAGAAACAGGAGAAAAAATAGGTAGTGCTTTTAGTAAATTATCTAGTGGTATTTCAAGTATTATTAAGTGGTGGCAAAGTTTAGACGGAGGTACTCAAAAAACACTAGGTGGGATAGTTAAATGGCTAGGTATCACATTAGTAACTATGGGACCCGTACTAACTATATTTGGTAAATTCACTAGTATGATTGGTGGAATGTTTAGCGGCCTTTCGGGATTGATACAATTCTTTGTAAGACATAATGTAGCAGCTAAAATATCTACTGCTTCACAAGCATTGTGGAATGGAGTTACTGCTACTGCTAGAGGTATAGCTAACGGATATAGATATGCTATTGCAGCTTTAACCACTTCTCAAACAGCACAAGCTATTAAATCAAAAGTGGCTGCAGCAGCTACCGTTGTATGGACTAACGTAACAAAAGCAGCAACATTAGCAACTAGAGGTTTAGGACTAGCAATAAGATTTATGACTGGACCAGTAGGGATAGTTATAACTGCTATTACTGCATTAGTTGGTGGCATCATATATCTATGGAAAACTAATAGTACATTTAGAAATGCAGTTATTTCGGCTTGGAACGCTATTAAGAGAGCTGCTATCTCTGTATTTGGTTTCATTAAACCATACATCATAAATATATGGAATGCTATTAAGAAATCATCAATAGCAGTTTGGAATACACTCAAAAAGGTTGCTACTACTACATGGAATGGAATTAAATACGCAATTCAAAATCCTATTAAGGCATTGAAAAATGTGTTGTCCACTTTATGGAATGGAATGAAAGCAGCAGCAATTAAAATTTGGACATTATTAAAAAATGGTGTAGTTGCAATTATTAAAGCTTATGTAAATCAAGCTAGAACTAACTTCAATCTTGTTAAACGTATAGTAGTGACTATATTTAATTCTATAAAGTCATTCTCTATCAAAGTATGGAACGCAATAAAAAATGGCATTATAAATATTGTTAAAGTATTAAAATCTAGAATTACAAACACATTTAATGCTTTGAAAAAAGGTATTATATCGATATTTAATGCAGTTAAGAATTTCTCTTTAAAACTATGGACAAATATTAAAAACGGCGTTGTTTCAAGAGCTAAATCTTTATGGAACGGCGTAAAAAGTATGTTTACTAATTTGAGAAATAGTGTGAATTCAATTACAAGTAAAATAAGAAACTTCTTATATAGTGTGTGGAATGCTATAAAAAATAAAGTAGTTTCGCTTGCTAAAGCGCTATGGAACGGTGTTAAAGACAAATTCAACTCTTTATCAACAGGAACACGTAAGATATTTAATGCAGTCCGTAACTACTTAGTTGATAAATGGACGAATATTAAAGATAAAGTGGTTGGAATGGCTACTGGCATCAAGGATAAAGTAACAGGTGCTTTTGGAGTAATGAGAGATAGTTTGAAGAAAATTATCGGCAAGATTACTGGATTTTTCGATGACATGATGGGTGGCGTTGAAAAAGGTCTGAATAGTTTAATTAAAGGTATTAATAAAGTTGGTTCTATGCTAGGCATGGGGAAAGAAATGATTAAACCAGTTAAACTATCAACGGGTACAGAAGGTGCTTCTGGTAATGTAGTTTCAAATGGTGCAATAAGTAGCCCTACATTAGCTACAGTGAATGATAGTGGTCCAGGTAACGCTCGAGGAATCGGAGGATATCAAGAGTTAGTTCAAAAGAGTAACGGTTCGGTATTTGCTCCACAAGGAAAAGACGCTACAGTAATGTTAGATAAAGGCGATAGAGTAATTAACGGTCGTACTACTGCTAAGTTACAAAAAACTGGACAAATCCCTAAATTCTCTAAAGGTACAGGTAAGAATAAGAAGAAAGATAAGAACTTATTAGAGCAAGGATGGGATGCAGTAAATGGTACTTACGATTCTGCCAAACATGGTATATCAAAAGGTATGCAGAAGACTGGCGAAGCTTTAACTAGTGCAGGTAAGTTTTCAAAAGACTGGATTACTAAAAATATTGGTGATGTAATGGACTGGATTAAAAAGCCAGGTAAATTACTTAATAAAATATTAGATGGTATGGGCGTCGGTATGAGTTCGTTTGGTATTGAAAAAGGCAACGTTCCTTATGATCTAATGGGGGGTATGTTTAAAAAACTTAAATCAGCAGCTACCGACTTAATCAAATCTTGGTTTGAAGAAGCAGAAGGTGGCGAAGGTGACGCTGGATGGTTGTTAAAACATGATATTTGGCAGAAATTCGGTAACTACACTGGTGGATTAGGATTTAACGGTGGTAAACACTATGGTGTGGACTTTGGTATGATGCCAGGTACAAACGTTAAAGCTGTTGCTGGGGGTAAAGTATCAAAAGTATGGAATGACTATGGCGGCGGTAAATCTATTGAAGTTGATATAGGTAAAGGATTAACTAACTGGTATATGCACTTAAGCAAACAATTAGTTAGCAAAGGCCAAAAGGTCGGTGTTGGTGATTTAATTGCTAAATCAGGTAACACTGGTGCATTTACGGCAGGTTCAGGACATCTTCATTTCCAACTTAATAAAAATGGTAAACCACAATCCAATGTACTTGAATGGCTCAAAGGTCTTGGTAGCAGTGGTTCTAAATCTGCATCAAAATGGAAAGGCGATATTAAACGTGCTGCCAAAGCAACGGGAACTAAATTGTCAGGTAGTAAATTAAACGATATCGTTAAACTTATTCAGACTGAATCTAATGGAGACCCTAAAGTAACTCAACATGGATACACAGACATAAACAGTGGGGGTAATGAAGCGCGTGGTTTACTTCAATATACTCCTGGCACATTTGCAGGTTACAAAACTAAAGGTGGAGGAAACATACTTAACGGTTATCACCAACTCAAAGCATTCTTCAATAACTCTAATTGGAGTAGAGACTTAGCATCATGGAAATCAAGAATGGCAAGAGGTTTAACTGGTTGGGGTCCTACTGGTTCAAGACGTGGTTATGCCACTGGTGGATTGATTAATTCGTCTGGTTTATACAATTTAGCAGAAGAAGGCCATCCAGAATTTGTAATACCTACAGACCCAAGTAGACAATCTGACGCAATGAAGTTACTTGCTATAGCTAGACAAAGAATAGAAGGTAATAAGAAAAACAAACGACCTAATCAAATGCGTACACCATCTAGTGGTAACAACAGCGATAACGCAATGATAAATGTCATGGCAAAACAACTAGAAGCTACTCAAAGACAGGTGGAATTACTTACTCAACTAGTTGCTAGTAATCAACGCTTAGAACAAAAACCAACAGGGTTTAATGAACGTAATGTAAGCCAAGAACAGGGTAGACGAGCTAGAATGTCAGCTTATTCTAAAGGAGGTGTCGTATTCTAATGATAAAAACGGTAACAATTTTTAACGATGATTTTTCTACTACTCTCACTGACTTAAAAGGTTTGAAATTTTTAGACGCTAAAGAAGAAAGTGTTGAAGTTATACCTAACACTGTCGAAACGAAAGGGAGAGATGGTGTTAGGATAGGTAGAGCATCATTTGGCACATTCAAATTGGTACTACGTTTTTTCTATCGTGGCACAGATACACAAGATTACAAGTTATTTAAACATAAATTGAGGGGTCTCCTATTTAGGAGAGACCCTTTTTTTATTGTTCATTCTGACATGCCAGCGATAAAGTACGCAGTATATTGTGAAGAAAATGCAATTACAGATATAGGAACTAAGTTTGGAGAATTTGAAGTTACATTTGTAGTTATCAAAGGTTTTTCAGAATCGTTAAAAGATACACTGGATGTTAATTTTTTATCTGATAACTGGCAATTTGAGAGTGGTTTGATAACAGACCAAGATATAAGTTATAGGCATAATAGAAAGGGATTTAAAATATGGAACGGTAGTAATGACACTATAGACCCGTTAAACCATAAACTTATTATCAGAATAAAAGCAGATGCACCAAACGGTTTATCACTTGTCAATCACACTACTGGGGATCGTTTTATATATTATGGAACATTAAAGAGTTCACAAACGTTAACGTTGAACGGTACGCATCCTATTATTGGTAATAAACGAGTAGGTTTTGAAAGTAATTTGGATTGGATAAATCTAGCAGAAGGTATGAACAACATAGCAATAGAAGGAAACAATATAACGAATATTTATACTGAATTTGAATTTAACTTTGTATACAGGTAGGTGATATTGTGCGAAACAAAGAATTGATATTAAAAAATAGAGCTGGTAATTTTGTGGAGGTATTACATGATTATGACCCAGATACTTTTAAATATGAATATGAGAAAAACGGTGATCGTTCAATATCGTTTACTGCTATAAAAGTTAGTGGAACAGAGGATATATTTGAAATGTTGGTAAATGAAAATTACATTATATATGACAATCAACATTATGTAATTAAATCTACTTCATTATCTTTTGACACACAGGTAATAACATGTGAAGTAGAAGCAAAACATATTTTTATGGAATTTCAAAACCATTACATTGAGAAAGACATTGAAGATGAAGAATTGAACACCGAAACAGTTGAAGATGATAACGCGCCAAACTATACACTTGAACAGTTCCTTCAATTTGCGTTCGATAACGAGCCACTAGGATTTAAATATGAAATAATCGGTGATAATAAGCGTCTAGCGCAAGTTTCAGAGTTAGGTAATAAAAATGGTTTGGAATATATAACCGAAGGTGCAGAGTATTTTAATTATATTTATTTTGCAGATAATAAGAAAATATATTTTTATAGTCCAGATAAGTTTTATACACGTGCGACTTTTCCTTTGATATATAGAGGTAATTCAGATGATGTTAGTTTAGAAATTGTAACTACGGATTTAAAAACAATCGTTCGAGGTTACGGTAAAAAGAAAACCAAATCAGAAACGAAAAATTATAAACCTATAAAACCTAAAGATTTAAAATATAGTGGTGCTTTTGATAAAACAGGAACTTGGACAACAGAAAAAGTAGGAGCAAGTTACAGTGTAAGTTTTACATGTAAATGGGGTAACGAATCTTTGACTTGGACGCGTAAGAAAGGCTCAAAAGGTGGCATTGTCGATGTTTATCTTGATGATAAGAAAGTAAATACTTTTGAACAATACAGAAAAACTGCTAAAACAGATTCGGTTACGATTGCAAAAAACCTAAGCAAAGGGGAACATACTTTTAAAGTTGTATTTAGAGGTGGTAAATCGGGTGTTGATTATAAAAACAAACCACCAGTCATGTATGTTGGTACTGAAAAAACGACCATACTCAACTTAACAGCTGTATTAAAAGGCAAAGACGTTTACCACGTATACGGTGAATATAAATCACCGAATTATGAAGCTTTTGGTCACATGCAAGCGCCTACTGTGTTTGATGAAAAATATACAAACACAACAGATTTAATTGATGGGTTGAAAGAGCAGTTGAATGATGAACCAACAGTAGAATTGGCAACGAACTACTTAACAAATGGCGACGATATTATGTATATAGGTGAAGAAGATGTTAAAGAGAATAATATTGTTCGATTTATTCATAAACCTTTAAATTTTAATACAGATTTAAAAGTAGTCAAATTAACTAAGTATCACCCCCTTACACAAAAACCAGTAGATATAGAATTTAGTAACGCTAAAATAGATATTATCGATATACAAACAAGAACAAACGAAAGAATTAAACGTGCTAACAGTACGATTGCACAAGGTAATTGGAATGTTAATAATAATCGCAGTTATGACTTTTATGGTGATGTGATGGGTAGCGTATTAGTCGATGATTAATAAAGGAGGGGTTAAATGGCTGTTATAGATGCTAGACCCTTAATAGATAAAGAAGGCAATCAATATTTCCCTTTCACCGATGTAAGTTGCGTGAATGGTTTACCTGATAATATTGAAGAATTAAACAGTACAGATGTTATAGAAGATTTGAGTAGTATTAAAATTCAAATCGCTAACCTACAAAGTGCTATTGAAAATACAGTTCATGATACAGGTTGGCAAGACATTGTATTGAACAACGGTATAACCCCATATAGTGCAAACGAAACACCGAAGGCTAAAGTAATTTCAGTCAGTGGTGTTTCTTTTTTATCGCTCAAAGGTGCGGTTAAAGGTTTAACAGCAATAGGAACTATCGGTTATTTACCAGAAAGTTTAAATGTGGTTTTGAGTGAAAGTCGGCCGTTTGTACAAAATGGTTCCGTTATTTCTGGCAATCCTAATTTTGCAAGGTGGCGTGTTCAAACGACAGGTAATATAGATTTAGAACGTGCGACACAATCCACAATAACAGCTAGTAATTGGTTTCCTATAGACACAACAATAATGATTTAAAAAGGAGCTTAGATAAATGTTAAAACTACAAAAAAGCTTAACGTCATCACTTGGACAAGGTTTCAGACAAGAATTGCACACTAACTTTTTAAGAACTGAAACTTTTGTTAATGACTTTGCAGACAAGTTCAGATATCACAAATTAGAGGAAAAGGAAGCCCATCACTCTGCACAGATAACAGATGAAAGATTCAAAACTGTTGAACGTGGACTGAATATCATTAATAAGCGCTATGATAATTTAGTCTTATCTAAAGGAAAAAACAGTTTGCAAGAAGTTAAAGACGCTAGGTTGGACACGTTAGGAACAAGACACGAAACATTGTTTGATAGATTATTATCAGATTCTAACAGACATGAAATAGATAAAGAAGAATTAACTAATACTGTAGAAGAAACAAGAGATCAAATGTTAGCACAAGAGTTTGAATTTGATATTCCGAATTCTTCTTGGCAATATCTTACTAACCTATCACCAATGACCAACTCTGTTATGCAATCATTCTTAATTGATGAAACTTGTGATATAGCATATCAAACACAGGCTTATAGAGAAAATTATAAATTAACGAAAATGAAAGCTAACGGTCAATTCCTTTCGCAAATGGAAATTGACGGTGGTGGTCATGGAACGCAAATTGCTTTAAGACATGACAAAGTAGAAAACAAGACATGGATTTATTCTAACATTAAACGACCAGATGGTTATCGTGCATTAGTTAGGTTCACTTATCGTCCAGATATTACTTTAGGTTATGGTGAGTATGATATGGAAGAAGTATACACTGGTCATCCAGAACGTCCATATATGACACCATATATCAATGAACATGAAGGACTAATCATGTTAAGAATTGAATATCCTAAGAGTGAATGGGAATCTCGACAAACTGCTAACTACGTAGAAATTAGACGAATAGAAGATATCGATAATAAAGTCGATAAGGTTTTATACAGTATGGATATACCTAAGCATCTAACATCATTTGGAGATATTACTCAACCAATGCAAGGGTGTGCTTACGATGACGGTAAATTATATTGGTACACAGGGGATAGCAACCCAGAAATACCAAATTTTATGACCGTATTTGATTTGAAAAACGGAAAACAATTATATCAAAAAGAAGTCGATATTGGTATATCTGGAAATGAATATCCTGGAGACTTTGCAGAAGCAGAAGGTTGCCAAATCTATTACGATGAAGAAACTGGTAAGAAGGCTTTACTTGTCGGTGTAACAGTTGGTGCAGCTAACTATCGCGCACACGAAGTACATGGAATATTCATGCGTGGATTGTTTGAAAAAATGAAAGCACCTAAAACACCAATTTCAACTTACGAAACAGGTGGGAGAACTAAGAGTTTCCCAGTAGAACACTTCAACAGAATGGCTGATTTACTCGAACCTGGGGATTATTATATGAACACTGTTGATACTATGAGAGTATCAGATTTCCCATTGCCGAAAGAAATGCGAGATGGTGGTTGGTTCTTAAACAACAGTGCTTTTAATGTTCAAGGTGTTATGAAACAAACGTTAACAAGAAATACATTCGATCGTGACATAATGCAATTCACTCGTTTAGTTTCGGTGAATAACTTTGCAGATACAAACGGAGCTTCTAGTTGGTGTCATGTTGGTTTAGCAAGTATTGGTGGTGTAGCAGAAGCAGTGCCTAACCATATTACAAATATGAACCAACTAGGCATTGTCGCTAACAAAGAATGGTACATCGATACTGCAACAAGTAGTAAATTAAAAGACTTCCCACTTCCTGGTGTTGCTGGTTGGACTTGCTATGTAGACAACGTGACAAGTAGTCGTTTCAGAGTAACATTAACTCGTGTAGCTTCTACTGCGCCAGTTGAACAAATAATCGCTTATTTTTCTTCATCAGGTAAGCCAGAACGTATTTCAAGTTGGACTCAATTTAAAGGCACTAATTTGTAGGAGGATGACAAAATATGTCAATGGATAAAATAACTAATGTTAAATTAGAAACAACAGCTAATTATCAGAGTTTAAGTAAACTTGGTGTTAGTTTTTGGAATCAAGATACTAATACAGCAATACTACAATTTCATATTACACGTAATAACTATCCTCTCTCATTGAGTCAAGAAAACGTAAAAGTTTTCATAGCACTTGAATCTGGGGATAGTTTTTTAGTAGATGATAACTTAAATTATGTAGATGAATTAAATGGAGTTGTGACATACACGATTCCTACTGATTTTATGAGAGTTGCTAAAAATGTAGTAGGTCAAGTATATGTAACTACTTTAGATCAAGAGCAAACAATTGTACAACGAAAATTCACTTTTGATGTGACCAATGATTTGATAGCTTCATTACCAGCTGAAGATAAAATAAGAGAAATTAAATACTTTGCCGATATGAGAGCAGAAGTAGCAGAAATGATGACTAAATTAAATAACGATTTTGAAAACATGAACGACTATGTTTCACAAGTAAATCAAACTACCGAAGATGGTATTGCAGCATTAACAACTCTTATTCAACAAAAACAAGATGCCTATAATGCTAATCACACAGCTAAGATGAAAGAATTAAATGATAAAGGTTCAGAATATAGCGCTAAGTTTGATGATGATAAAGTTTATATGGATGATAAGTTCCAAGCTTTTCAAGAATCAGTAAATGGTAGTGGGTTGATTACGACAGGTCAAAGTAAAGATTGGCAAAAGTACAAATTAACTGACGATGATGGGACATATCCTTTTATAAATTTACAGAACAATACGGAAAGTTTATATAGTTTAACCAATGGTATTTATTACACTGCAGGAACACCACATAATATTAGTGATGTTAGCACTTCAGGATTTACAGAAATAACTGTAAGACAAGGTGCAAGTGTGAAAAGAATGACCTTCAAACCTTATAATTCAAATAGAATTTTTGAAAAATGGTTTTATAATGAATGGTCAGATTGGTATGAATTGATAACATCTAAAGATGCTTCTCAAATAGAAACTGTACAAGAATCTCAGAACAAAGCCAACACAGCAGAAAACAACGCCAAACAATATACAGATGAAAAGTATAGTAAGCGTAATAAAATTTTATTTGAAGGTACTGCGAACGGTGTTGGTACTGCCATTAATTTAGATGAAGATTTAGACAATTTCATAATGTTATATATTATTGGAGATTTTCCTGGTGGTGAGTTTTCTGCATTAGGTAATCCTATTGGTACACGTAACATCAATATTAACACTGATAATATCGTAGGTTTGGACGCAACAGACGCTACAAGTTATGAATGTACATTAAAGAAAATTAACAGACAAAAATTAGAAATCAATTCAGACAACTATGTAAATATTTTGACTGGCGAAGGGTCTGGTGCTAACGCTAACAAATTTACCATTCAGAAAATTATAGGGGTGTATAAATAATGAGAATATTAATTAATAAGAAGAATGAAATTATTGATTACGCCATAGT